TCACTCGTCCCGCTTCAGCTTTCGTTTTCCCCACGGCCGGTCGCGCTTGCGCTCCGGGTCGAACTCGGGCGGGGGATCTTGCACGCCCTTGCGGAGCCCAAACGCCACGGCGCGTTCTGCGAAGAACCTGCAGCCACCCCGTTCGCCTACAATTCCCAGGATCGTTACAGCCGGGCGCCAATACTCTGCGCCGCGTTCTTCGAGTGGCAGGCTGGTCATGTACTCGACCGCATCGCGCAATGTCACCAGCTGCTTGCGCTTACCCGGTACGGGCAGCGGCGTGAAAAACTCTAAATCCCAAGACAACAACGCAACTCCGCAACACAACTCTATTCCCAGGTATATCTGGGGCGCGGCGCGAGCTGATGCAACGTCGCGGGCGGAACAGTCCCGCCGCAAAGAGGGTCGAGGAAGGCCCGTTCTTGTGCCGCCGCTGACCCCGCTGCCCTGTGTGGGCTGGGGGAATTGTGGAGGGAAAAGTGAGGCGGATAAGGCTGTGAAGAGCGGTAGAACAAATAAAGAACGAGACCGGTTAGGATGGAGGGCGTAAGATACGAGTAGGGACCGATTCTTTAAGGAGTGCGAAATGAGTGGCAGTGCGATGCCAAAAATGGCGGTACCGATGGCGTCAGAGGAGCCGGAGTATGACGTCGCGATTTCGTTTCTTGTGTCTGATGAGAAAACCGCGTCAGCAATAAAGTCCGGTCTGGCGGGCCTTAAGGTGTTCTTCTATCCCCATAATCAAGAAGACCTAGTGGGGACGAATGGCATCGAATCTATGCGCGAGCCGTTCATCGCGTCGCGCGTTAACGTCATTTTGTTTCGAGAGCGATACGGCAAAACGCCGTGGACAGGGGTGGAGTTAAGCGCGATCCAAGATAGTTGTTTGAAAACGCGCTATCAGTCTCTCGTTTTTGCGCAATTGGACAAAGAAGATCAGAAACCAGCGTGGTTACCAGATACGCACATCCGCTGCGTTCTCGGTGATTTCACGGTGGACCAACTTGTGGGAGCTATCAAGTTGCGCGTTCAGGAACGCGGCGGACTTGTAATAAAGCCCTCGGCGTTAGAGTCGGCAAAGCGGCTGCGGGCAGATGAGCTTCTTAGGCAAGATGAGAAGAAGTTTTTTCGGGACCATCCTTTCATCCAGGAGACGGGACGGAAGGTGGTCGAAGACTTGATGAAGGAGCTGACAGGACAAGCGGAGCGGATATCCGAGGAAGCGGGCCTGAAATGCGCATATGGGTACGAGCCGTATCACTCGGGGTTTCGCGCAGTGCTGAGATATGGATGGGTAACGCTCGAAGTATGGTGGAAGCAGGCTTATTCCAATGTGATGGAGGACGTTGCTTTAGAATGTGTTGAGTACAATGGGCTGGTTTGGTTGGAACGTGAAAGGATGTTCCATCGTGTCGAGCCAAAGAAGCTTGAACAGAAAAACTATTTTGCGGCTCTTGATGCTAGTCGTGAATTGCGATGGCTGGACAAAACCAAGCCGGAGCAACTCTTGTCAAACGGTGAGATGGTCGAAAAGCTCATTGAGCAATTTCTGTCGTTAGTGGATAGGGCCAATAGCGGCAAGATCCCTGCGAGTGGTCGCTAGTCGAGCGTTCGGCGGAGGGTCCGGCCGCTCGATGGCGTACATTTCAAACGCCTTCGAGCCAGGGTACTTCTTTTTGCCGATGCTGAAGATGTTTACGCCTGCTTGTCTGATCTCGGTGATGCGACCGCTCGGACACGTTATGCCAGTGTCGCGCTGGATGTCTTTTGTAGTGCAGCCGCGATGGTTGAAGATGTAGTTGGCGACTTTGCGCTGTTGGTTGGTGAGGTCGTAGTTCATAGCGCGGCAAAGAAACTCTCGGCGTCTTTTCCTTGGGCGAGATGGTCAATGAAGCGGAACCAGTTTAATTCACATTCGGAATCGGCCATGAGCCACGCTCCATTGATTATAAATGGTTCTTTGTCCCACCCCCTCGCCCGGCCCAATGCTTGCCAGAAGAGAGGGTCGAGGAGGATTTCGTATTTACTTATCAATTCAACGCGCCCTCGGTGTTCATTGACAAATATATAGAGGCCATCTTTCTGTAGACCACGATACTCCCAAAAATGCCTTTCGCCTCGCGGTTGCCAACGGCTCTTCTCTACCGCCTCTCTGATACATGTTTCTAGTGAGGTCATACATCCTTTATTTCATGCCGATAAATGTCAATCGTCTCGCCTACCTTGACCGTTCCTCCTACGCAGTCATTTCCGATGCAGTAGATGTAGGTGACGATCTGTTGGTCGGCTGAGATTATTTTGATGGTGATGGTTGGTTCGTCCATAGGTGCGGTTAGGCGGCCGCGTCCTCTTTAGTTTTTAATGGTGCTGAATCCCAATAGCCGATTTCGTGACTTGGAATAGGAAGGCCAGGAAGATTAAAGTGGTCGGCGAAGAATCTGTTTAGATGTTCGGCGATGTCGTCAATTTCCCCGGTCTTGTTCAGTTCGGTCGTGCTGATTTTCTTGAAAAGAGCTTTTTGTACCGTGCGCCAGATTTCCTTCATTAGCTCGGGGGTCATTTCCAGCTCTATTGTTTTCTCGAACGCCATGCGGGGCGAGACGCCAGCATCGCGGCATTGTTGCGCCTTTTGAGTGAGCCAGAGGTGAAGGGCGCGATTTTGCTGCTCGGTGCGTTGGGCCATAGGCTAGAAAGGGACATCGTCCGGGTTCGGCTCATCTATCGGGTTCGGCGCTTCGTCACGATGTGAGCGGTGCTGGTAATCGTCGGCAGGGCGGCTGTACTGGTTCAGTTCGCAGTACAGCTTGCCTCCCTTGCTTTCCTTCAAATCCAAATTGACCCATCCATCGGGCTTCGTGTGGTCTATGAGGAATTTGGTAAACTCTTCCGTCTTGATGGAGAGCGAGCCTTTTACGAAGTCAGGCGCATTCTCTCGGGGTGCTTTGTAGATCAGGCCTTGGGCGAATATTTTATCGTCGGACATAATTTATTTGCTGGTGAGTAATTCTGGGTTCTCGAACACGTTGCCGATGATCTGGAAGTAATTTTTATCTGAGATGAAGTCGTATCCCCCCTCGGAATGTCTCGCTACGAAACAGCCGCTTTCGAATTCAACCTCATCAATTCTCCCGCCTTCTCGTTGCAATATATCCCCCTCATAAATCTCCTTCCCGTTCTTGTCGTGCAGGCCGGTGAATTGCATGACATCGACTGCATGTGCGAGAAGGTTTTGAACAGACCTACTTCCGCCCGGGTCATTGCGAATGAACAACCAGTTGTCGAGCATCCGTTCTCCATCCCAAGCTCTGAATTTTATTTCACGCATACGCTATTGGTCGGCTACCGCTTCTAATTGCTCCACCTTGGCCGAGAGGATTTCGGCGATTGCTTCGAGGTTGGTGTCTGTGAGTTCGGCATTTGCGTGCTTGAAGACAGCGTCCGCGACCTCTGCACGCTTCTCTGCGACGGTCTTGCCTATAGGCTTGAAGCCAAGCTGCTTCAGAAGGGACACAACGCGGTCTTTCTGGGCGAGAAGCTCGACGGCCGGGTCTTTCCTCGTCTCGGTCGGTTTCGTGCGCTGTGGGGCAGCCTGGCGCAGCTGGGAGGGTGTCTCGTCGTGGTCTGCGTCCTTCGTGTCGTCTATGAGGAAGAGGCCATTGAGGGCGTACTTGCGGGCGTAGGAGGAAGCAGCGCCTGTTATCTGGCTAGCGTCAGAGCCTTTTTTGTCGAACGGTTCGCGCGCGTATCCGTGAGTGCTGTAAACAGTGTTTCCGTCTGCGAAAGTCGCGGTGGCTTTGATGTAGTGCCAGTCGCCGACGATTACTGGCTCGTCCGTAAGAATGAGGACGCACGCGCCAAGAAGCGGCTTGACGGCTTCTAGGATATCCTCGGCGTTGCGGTAGTCATAGTTGGCAAATGAATTGCGGTGAGACTTGGGTACTTTCAATTTCTGTTGGATGGCGTTTAATTTGTCCATACATGTGTGATTAATTTTCTAATCTCTCGTCGGGGTGTGAGCCGCCAAACGAGGGTTCGTATTTTTCATCGAAGTCCTCTACAGAACCTCCGATGAGCCGGATGAGGCCGCTCAAGTTTCGCTTCTTCGTGTAATCGCGCACGATTTGATTGAAGCGCTGGTTGCGGCCTTCCTCGGTGCCTGTGTCGAAGCTCATACTTTTTTGGTGAATGTGCTTTTAAGCGAACCGTCTGCGTTGTGCCGCCAGCACAAGCCGAAGATGATGATGTTGTTCCAGTGCTCGGGGCAAACATCGGTGATGAGCGGCTTGGAAGTGTTTTGGTGCAGCTCTTTCATGGCGGGGCGCATCAGGGTTTCGAGATGTGCCATTTGCTTCTCGAAGTGGCTCATACGAATGTTGCGCTACTGAGTGCTAACCCCACCGTGAGCATGATGCTGATGGGAACGCTCGTTCTGTTGCGCCTGTCGCGGCGCATTTCGTTCTTCACAGCGCGGCCTCTGTCAGAATATGCGCTGTATCGGATTTTGTCTCTAACGATATCTGGTTTTTTCATAGTGGTGATTATTTCCCTCTACCCTCACGGCATCGAGTGTCGTGAGGATGGAAGGCTCGATGCTTGATAATTTATTCGGCTGTCTCGTGTTCATTGCCGCAGCCGGGGGCAGATGCAGTCGGTCATGTGATTTTGTTAGCTGATAATGCGATGGATGAGCTGGGAATGGGAGAGCTGTGTGCGCAAGTTCCTTACCACAGTGCCTTGCGTGCCTTTCGAGCCGTTTCTCCCCCTCCAAACCCACCATCGTTGTCGTGTCGGGTATGTGTTGCGAGCTGGGAGGAACAGGCGCGGTTTATTGTTTCATGCGCCTTCGACTGTGGAGGGATATAACCCGTCGGCCAGTGTTCGCCTCTAGTCAGTCTTGCTCCTCCAAACTCACAACTGATGTCAACGAGCTTCCTACTGCCATTGTCTCATGCCGCAGAAAACTCGCAAGCGAGTTTTCAACAGTTAGGACGTTGCGCGTTGATTTCGTGTCTTTGTCAACTTTCGCTTACGCGGCTTCTTGTCTTTGCTTCCTTTCGGACGGCCGCCGAGGTTCGCCCATTTTCGTAGTTGCGCGGTCGGATATTTTTCTCGGAGTGCGCGATTTCCTTTTTGTGCGACTTCAACAATCGTCATTAGTGTTGCCATGAGGCGATTGTAACATGGCAAATAACTTGCAAGCGAGTTACCCACAACCGTTCCGCTTACCGTTCCCCCTGCCTCCGATTGCACGCGGGCGATGTGGACAAACCTAGCCGGGCGGCATGGGCATGAGATTGCGGAGCCACTGTAAGTCGATGAGATGAAAGAGTGCGGCGAAGGCGATGAGAGCGAGCACCAGCGGTAAGATGCCGTCTACAAGATAGTCGCGGATAAAGTAGAGGGAGCGAACTGCGTAGAGGGAGAATTTCAGATGGCGGTAGTGTCTCGCTCGGCGCTTGAGGTAAGTTTTGCCGGCCTTATCGATGTGTGTGTCGATGAGGGTGAAAATGGCTGGGTCGGTTTCTCGCGTTAACACTTTAGGCGCGTTGTGGGGGTTTCCACGGTAGACGATGAAGTTGCGAGGAATCGGCGGATGCGAAATTACCCCAGGAGGTACGTTCTCCAGTTGTTGAAAGTAGCTCGCTATGGTGCTCCATTCGTTGGTATTAATTGTTACTTGTTCAGGGAGACTGGCTTGGATTTTGCGAAGTGTTAGATTGCCGTGGTTCGACCAAAAGCTGTTGCGTGCTGAATCATAGTTTTTTTGTTTCGCTACCTGATGGGGGGTCTGCTCAAGGTTGCGGATGTCGATGAAGTAGTAGAGCGCGAATGTGGTCGTCATGTAGAGCAGGGTTGCGATAAGGAGAAATGCGAACACCCGATTGTCGAATGAGATTGATAGGCCAGCGACAGGGATTTTATCGATTGAAACGTCGAATGCCCGGTAGATAATAGCGAGCATCGACGCAACGAGAAGGTTTCGTTTTGTCGCTCGGGTCGCGGGTGAGAGCGGGTCTACTGCCATTGCAGAGAGATAGCACGATTCTTACAATTCCCCTGCCCCTTCGATGATAAAATAAGCGCAGGCGCTCTTTGTTTAAGGCCGGTGGGAGCAGCCTGTGTCACGATGCGCAGCTCTACTTCTTTCCGGCCAATATTCCATGAATGCACTTGTTGTCGGAGCAAATAAGGCTCCCATCCTTGAATTTATACGGCCAGGGCGTGAACCTTTACTTTTAATTGACGACGGGCCGCTGATTGACGAGCTGGTGATTCCGCCACAGCAAAGGCCAGTGCGTTTCGATGTCAAAAAGCACCACCTGAATCCATTGCATGAAATGGATTACAGGCGGGCGCGGGAGTTCATTTCAATCATCGACGCGATTTTCCCCGAAGGTGACAGCACGCTCACGAAGAAGAACGCCAATTTCGTTTTACTCAATGCCCTGCTTGAAGAACCAACCCGCCTCGACAAGCTGCTGCGGGGCGACAAGCGCGACCCTGCCAAACAGGACGCCTACCAGAAGATAGAGACCATCCTGCTCTCGCCTGTCCTGCGCTCGGTGCTGTGCGAGCCGACGAATTTTTCAATGAAAGGAATTGTCCTGGCGCGGCTCGACCGTGCCGTACTCGGCGATTTTGATTCTTTTGTTCTCGCCAACCTCCTCATCTCGCAATTCGAGGGCCAGGTGATATTGCCCGATGCAGGCTTCTATCTGCGTGAACACCACATATCGCTTATCAGACAGGACAGGCTCGTTGCCGGCGTCAATACGCTCTCTGAACTGCCGCTGGGCCTTCGGCAGGCTCTCTTGACCGTGCCTGAGAAGATTGCATCACGGACAACGTCTGAAGACGCGGAGATCTTGGCGAAGTACCGTGGCTTTGTCCCACACACGATTGAACATTCCGATTTTATTCAGGAAGCCATGCGCGGATAGGCCGCGTCCTTTACCGTCTCTTATACAGTCCGCGTCCGATAATGGCGTTCACAGGCTTCGGGAGCATCGTGTCGGGCACGTACTTGGTCTCCCGATTCGGGCACTGTCCGCGCAGTCGCTGCACTTTCCATTGATGGTCTGGGCCTGGGCGACGGCAGTTCTTGCAGGCGGGCATCATGCCGCGAGCAATTTATTCTCTATGAGGTAGATGAGCATTTTGGCGCGGGCGTCGGCTTCGGTGTCGGCGGTCTGCAAACCTTTGTAGCCACCAAGCGTATCTACAGTGGCTTCGTCATAACAGACCTCCCACCACACGCCTCGCGTGATGGTCAGATTGCTTTGATGCAGCCGCTTCGGCAACATCTCCCCAAGCTCTGCGACGGTGAAGGCGGAGACGCCGGGTTCGCAAAACTCTACTTGGTTGTATGAGGAGATTTCTTTTTTTGTCATGGGCTGTGGCAGAAAATCCAATGATACATCGCCACACCACCAGAATATGCTCTCCTGCTCGACTCCCAATTCCTTGAGCCGCTTGGCGAGGTCAAGACTACAGACTTGTTGTTGTAGCTCCATATCATTTCAGCAGCTCTGGGTTCTCGTAGATGTTGCCGATGACTTCCCCATCGATGTTAGTGTTGATGAGAATAGGTTCGGAGTCGCACCCGCGCAGAGATTTAATGCGCTGGGAGCGCCACGCGATGGCGAACTGAGCAAGCTCGTTCCACCATCGCACTTCGACAATCGCTTCGTCATCGTGGAAATATCTCACAATATCCCCCTCATAAATCTCCTTCCCGTTCTTGTCGTGTAGTCCCGTGAACTGCATGAGTTGGGAGAGCTGGAACTCTGCAATTTGCGTGCCTGTTTCGTCGAAGGCCGTTGCGTCGTGTTGACGATAACCCGCCGCAAAGTCGATGCGGGTCAATTCGTTTTCCATCCGGCTATGCGCTGCGTCCCAGACGCGAAATTTTATGTCTCTCATACGATGAGGTCAATTAAGGATGGTGTCTCCCGGATGTTGCCGACGACTTCCCCATAGATGACCCCAAGCTCGTCGCTTGAAATGCGGTTCAAGAAAAGTCCGTTGTATACATCAAAGCGTGAGGATGATTTCCCGCTGCCGTTGGCTTGTATGCTAACGCCGTTCGTCGATTGGATGTGCCCCTCGCCCAGCACCTTGAGGACGATTGCCCCCTGGCCGTCGCGTGACTTGAGCACGTCTCCCTTCCTAATTTCATTCATAAATCTTCGCTCGAACGTGCGCCCGCTAGTAACAGGCGCACACTCGAACGTACTAGCTTATATGCCGTCCATTCTCTCATGCCCCGCTCCGCTGTCCAGTTCCGCACTGGTCAGAACTGTGGTCGGCTAAAAGGACACGGCTCAGGGACACGCCTCACGTGACGGCGGCGGACTATCGTGACGGCCCGCAGGGCTGTTCGATAGCCCGTAACGACGTTCGTGAGGCGTGAGCTTCAGGCACCAAGGTCGTCCAGGCGCCCACTGTGACATTCGTGCATCGGTAGGTTTCAGTGAAACAGTGCAGCCTCGGGCGCAAGGTGACGGTGGATCGTCCGCCACCGTTCGTCGCAAGTGCCGTTAGGCCGCGACCTAAACATATCCGTGCCCTCGCCCCCGAGCTTTAGCGAAGAGGGGCGAATGGGCTGTGGGAGCCGTCCGCGGCTTAGCGGTCCCGCTGGCGGGAAGAAGAATTACCCACAATGGATATGTTTAGGTCGCGGCCGAATAGGCGCGCGAACGGTGGCGGAAATGTAGGAATTGCAGGCATTGTCAGCGTAGACACAGTTGTAGGTACAGTGAGTAGGACTGTGGAAGGGGGTGTAGGTAGGCACTGTGAAGGGTGAATGTAGCGCGAGCGATCGAAGCCGAAGGCCAAGACCGGAGGGCTTGGTGCGAAGCACGAGAGCGCGGTCCCTAAAGGACGCGCCTAGAAGGTCCGACGCTCGTGCTGATTGGCAAGGAGTTGTCGGGCACGGTCGTTAGGGTTCCAAACCTTGAATTCCTCGCGCATGAAGATCGTGGTGGGACACAGAGGGTCCAGGCACCGGAACCAGCGGGAATAGTAAAAGGGCTGCTTGAGCACCTTGGAATTGATGTCCTTATGTTCCCTGACCTCGGAAGGTCCGTTGCCGCAGCGGGGACATTCGGGGCCGTTTGTTCCCATGACGATGCAGCGGTTCTTGCTCATGGAAGGGTAGACTTCGGGGGAAGGATGCCCCTCGAACGTAGCGTATCGCCGATGGTACGGAGATGTGTCGCATTTCGTATTTCCTCTTTAGAGGATGCTTTCTTACTTATCTTATCTTCCTTACTTCCTTTAAGGCGAGTGGTCGTCGAGGGCTCGTCGAGGATGACCCGAGGAGATGAATATTTCGGGTATTTCGGCTTCGAGGGGCGGTCGATCCGCTGGTGTTTGAAGAAGTTCTTTATGTACCAATACTGCTTGCCGTCATACTCGAATTTGACGATTTTGCCGATCTTCTCAAGCTCGTCGAGTAGTTCGCGAGTGTTCACCGAGTCGTATGGGAATACCTGAATTTTTATCCAGTCTGGCCGGTCTGGCAGGGTTGCGTAATTGTCGTCGCAGATGCCCCACAGCCCCATGTAGAGCAGTCGGGCGTGGGGCGAGACTGCGCTTACCTCTTCGTCAAGCCAGAAGTCTGGATTGAGCATTCGGTTACGCGCCATACCTCACAATCATAAAAGGCAACACGCCGCCGCGAGGAAGCATGTCGCCTTTAATAAGTATGAGATTCTCGCGGCTCACCACTGCATGATATCACGATGAAGAGAGGGGTCGGGACCGGTTGTGTGGATAAGTTGCGTATACTGAATAGATGGATTTCAATACCGAACGTGAACGCCAGAACATCGCCTGTTTCGTTCTAGGACTGATCAGTGGTCTTTTTATCTGGGCGCTGCACTCGCTTTTGATTTAGATGTTTCATTGGCACACCCACTGTCTCGTCCACTGGTCGAAAGTAAAAAATTGGCAGCGGACGAGGCGCTAGGTACTACGTGCGTGTGCCGGCGACAGTGATCCCGCCAGCTTGGTAGCGGCGAATGAGCGCCCAGAGAGCGCCACCGATGATAACGAGTGTCTGGATGGTGGTGCCGAGCGCGCCGCTGTCAACGTCGATGCCGAGTTTCGGGAGGACGTAGACGCCTATGAGTGACGTGATGATGCCGAGGTACGTTTGTGACATGAATGAATTAGGCCAAGAGATTCTTCATTGGCGCTTCGACCGACACGCCTATCTGCTTGGCGACATGGAGAGCGTACAAGCGCGGATTGTTACCGTCGCTTGAAGGGGCGTAGTCTTCAAAGAATTCTGTGATGGTGCGGTCGGGATGAGCGGCGATTTTTGAGCGTACGAGATTTGTGAGATAGCGTAATCCGGTCGCGTAGTCTTTGAAGATGGCAAAGTTCTGCGGATCGCGGCCGACAACACCGTATGACGGGTCGTAGCCGACGGATGAGTATCGGCAGTTGCCGGGGTTGTTGTTGCGATAATTGCGGTCGCCCGGGCCGCCTTCGAAGTCTCGGATTGCGGTGCAGAATGCTTCGAGGAGGTCCGGTTTGGGCGCAGGAAGTACAGGAGCGGGTTGAGGAGCTGGCGGGGCTACAGGAGGCGTATAGGCGGGTTTCTGAGGCTTCAGGAGGGCGAGCCACGCCTGTAGGACGGTTACGAGCCGTTGGAGGAATGAGACCTGCGTTTGATAGGTGGATGTCCTCAGTGCGTAGCGCTTGATGAGGTCGGGCTTGTGATCCCAGATGACCTTCTTGTGCGTGGCGTCGTAGCTGTCGAAGACTTTCCAGAATTTCCCTTCCTCATATCCGTAGCAGCAGACCCAATGATGGTCGCCGTCGCTCGGTCCCCGGTGTATCCAAATGCCGTTTTCGTCGATGCCGTTGTAATCGACTGTCATGCCGATGGGCGAGTAGCGCAGTGCGTCCATCATGCTCGTGGAGTCGTTAGGCACCCAGTCATGCAGGAAGTCATATGTTTCGATGAACGTGTGCGCCGTGTCTGAGACTGGCTGCGGGATCGGCGCGTAGTATTTCTCGTACGTGTCGATGTCGTCGCTAAATGGCCAGGCTTCTTCGGGCGGGCTGCCTACTTTGCGTAAGTATTCGGCCACGGTGTGCGGCGAGTTGCCGTGCAGCGTTTCGGTACCGCTGACGTTGGCAAGGAAGCGGTCTGAGTAGTTGTCGGTTCGGTTGTTGAGTTTGCGGTTGAGGATTTCGAGGCAATTCAAGGTGCCGAACGTGCAGCAGGCGAACGTCTCGATGCCCCGGATGTTTTGCAGTTCATCGTATGGAAGGTAGGCGTTCCATTGGCCGTCCGGTTGTACCGGAGGAGCGACGATCTGCAAGTCGCCGAAGATGTAATGCTCAGGAAGGATTTTATCTTTTATGAGGCCGTAGTTCATACCAATTTTTGGATAAGGATAAATAGAAGCGGCAGTAGGAGGACTGTAATGAGTGTGAGACCGCCCGTGATAAACCAGCGCCAGTTTTCAAGTTTGTTGACGCGGCCGTTCGTCATTTTGGCCTGCAATTTTGTCTCTTTGCCGTCGTCCCTGATTTCCTCAAGGAGCTTTTGCATTCCATCGCGGTATGTCTGTTCTTCGTTGCGCATAGTTCACTTTTTTTCGAGCGCGTCGATGCGTTTTGTAAGGTCGTCGATCGTGTGCTGTTGGTCTTGGACTGTCTTGACCAAGAGGGACGTGACGCCGTTGTAATCCACGCCGTTGAGGGTGCCGTGGTAATAAGAGGAAAGCACGGGATCCACCGTGTTCACGTCCTCGGCGATGAAGCCGTAACGGTTCTCGTTGCTCGCCCTGTCCGTAAAGGACACGGGATTGAGGTGCATGAGCAGATCGGAGGGGAGCGCGAGCGGCTTTATATTCTTCTTCAAGGCGCGCAACGAAGAGCAGGTTGATATGGTGTCGTAGCCCGTATTGGAGGTCGTATTATAGCAGAGCGTGTTGCCCGTAGCCGCCGCCAAGGTGAATATGCCGAATTGTCCGCTGGTATCAAAAACAGCGTAGTTGTTGCCATTAACCTGTATATTGAATTTTTGGTTCGTCCTCGTGCCAAAGAAGGCTTGGCCTGAGCTATCGGTGCCGCCGCCGAACTCAATATCATTCGTCGAGTCCCGCATCGCGAAGCGGGCATTCCCCGCGATGTTGAGATACAGCTGTGCACCGACCGTGTTGGCATCGGTGCCCGCGCCCACTTGGAGAAGGGCGCTGTTAGCGTTGGTGCAGCTGATGCAGACCGGCCCATTAGTGAAGTAGGCGGAATTGCTTACGGTCTGGGCCGTCGAGGAAGCAAACGGGGTTGTGACCGCTTGGGTCGCGCCGGCCGTCGCAAACGCCGATCCGGTGTAGTAGACGGCGTTGTTCGTCGTCGTAAATGACGTGGCGTTCGTGCCACCATTAGCAATTGGAAGAGCGGTGCCACTATAGGTCATGGCGAGAGTGCCGCTTGTCGTTATCGGGGAGCCGGATATTGAGAAGATGGAAGGGACTGATGCGGCTACGGATGAGACGGTGGCGTTAGAGGTATTGCAGGTGGAGCATCCAAACGAACCGGTCGCACCGCCGACTTGGGCGCCGATCGTGCCGGAGAATGTGATAGGACCACTGACGCCGAGCGAAGAGGTTGCGACTCCGTATACCCCCGATGTGCCGTTAGAAACGAGGAGGTTGCTGGAAAACGGCTGCGATGTTGTTGCGAGGCCAAGCCACGATATCGCACCTCCTCCTGTAAGGACGGTATGGGCGGCACATAAGAGAGGTGCGCTGCAAGTTTCCGATGATGTGGCAATGTCTGCGAACGTATTCACGCCCGTCGAGTAATGGACACGTCCGGCGGCTAGCCCTGAGGAGGTCGCGAGACCCGCCCAGGAAATGATGGGTGCTGTACTGCCCGATGAGAGGATGGGCCATGCTCCGGTAACCGCGGTGAGGGTGCCCGTGCTTGCCGTGGTGCATGACTCTGCGTTACCGCCTGCATCGACACCCAGCGGATAGTTCCCGGCCGAGCAATTCGTTCCGTTCGCCGCAAGTGCTGTGGCTGTTCCTGCATTACCGCTCCACGCGCCAGCAGTCGAAAGCGAGACTGCTCCGTTACTCCACGAGAGCGGTGAGCTGTAGGTGGTTGTGGCTACCCATGTCGGTGCGGCGTTTAAATAGACGAGCTGGTAACCTTGCGTGGCGGCCGTTGTGGTGCCAATTCGCGTCGTCCCGTTTCCGATCAGAAGTGTGCCTGCCTTCAGTGCTCCCCATCCCGTACCGCCCTGTGGGACTGTCGAAACGGCGAGCGCGGAGGCGAATTGGATAATACTGAATATCGTTATGAACAGAGCGACGACGAGAAGTGCAAATTTACGCATATATGATCGTGAAGGGTAAAGCTGATAATTCGACTGGCAGTGCTGTTCCAAATGTAATTGTACTACCCGCAATCGAGTAATCGGATGGATGAATGAATTGACCGTTGATAGCGAAGCTGAGGATGGTCGTAATGGTGTGCGCTGTCGTGTAAGTGGTGTTCACGCCGTCAACGGTGCCTGTCGGTGTCTCGGTGTAGATGGTTCCTAAGCTGGCGCCAGGGATGGTGACGGCAATAACGCCGCCTCCTAAATCAGCGACGGATACGCCGGCACCGATGAAATCGAGAACCTTCACGTCAGAGGCAAGCAGGACATTCGAGCGTTGAATTGCGAGCTGCTGCGCGCCGCCCCATTTACGAAAGGCCTCGATGTTAGGACGGTCGCTGAGTTCGTCGTAAGAAATCCTGCCTCTCACTTTCGCGATGATCTGCTCCGGCGTATCGGGTGAGCCGTCTTTTCCCGGGTCGCCCTTATCGCCTTTGTCTCCCTTCGGACCGGGAATGCCTGGCTCTCCTTGTGGTCCGACAATTCCTTCTGCTTGCGGGCCTATCGGACCAACGTCACCCGTGTCGCCCTTTTCCCCTGGGTCACCCTTCTCGCCTTTTAGTCCTTTGACCGTGACGGTGTCTGCGACGGTCTGCATGCGCTCGTCCTTCGCGGCGCTCCCTGATTTGATTGCGTCTACAATTTCTCTCTGGCCGAGGGCTATTGCTTCAAGGATTGGCTCGGGGTTGTTCTTCTCGTTCTGCTGGATGAGTGTCTCGATGCCCTTTTCGAGGTTCACGTTGTGCTGTCCGTTCTGCACGAGCAACGCTTCAAGCTCGGGCTGTGGTTGCGGGGCTTGTGGCGTGTTTTCGGGTGGCATGGTAGGGTTGTGTTGATGACATTTTTCCTTATCTGCTGTGCGGCGCTATTGCTGGCTTGGAAATAGCTTGTCGTAGCCCTTCTTAATCAAGCCTGCCGCCCCCACTCCTAATGGGAGTAACGCTTTTTGCGCGGCGGGTGCAGCCTTGCTGGCAACATTAGCCAAAGCTGCTGCGGCAGACCGCGCCCGCGTTCCGGCTACGAGCGGAGCTATTTGATTTCCGGTAAGGACACCTACGCCGGCACCCACGGGTCCGCCAAGTACGTTGCCTACGCCGCCGCCGACGATCGTTGAAATGATCTTGCCCAGCATTCCTACTTCGTCACGGCTTTCGGCGGCTTTGAGAAGACTGCGCGCATTGATGACTGTGCCGTACTCCTTATTGAAGTCGGCTGTGGATTTCCCCTCGATGCTTAGGCCGTCGGTTGCTGTCTCAACGTGATTTTTAAATACATTACCGATGGCGTGCTCGACATCGTCAAGAACCTTCGCACCTGCTTTGTTATACGCGCCGTCGAAAGTGCTTCGCTTCAGCTCGTTCAATCGCAAAATCGGAATCTTCTCACGTACGAATGTTCCGGCCTTCGTGAACAGTTGCTTTGCATCGTCAACCTGTTTGACGACTGCTTGGTAGTCGCGGGAGTTCTTGAAGGTCGTTTTCAGCCCTTCGAGGTCATCGACGATAGCGCTGCGTGATGCCGAGATACCTGTGGCGGTATTGTTGGTCTTGAGGAAGTTGTGCAGCTTGTCTTCCATCGAGTTGTAGATATCAGTAACTTGGTCGAGGCGCTGGGATGGATTTCCGATAACCTTGTTATTTAGAAGCCATTGAGTGACGCCGTTGAGCTTCTCGCCAAGGTCGCGTTTGACGGCAGGCGTGAGCCGCAAGCTAGCTCGTTCTAGTGCGTTGGCAATTTCAGGTGCCTTCGTGATTGTTTTCGCGCCTGCGCCCAGGAACGGAATTAGGAGTTCACCGATCTGCTCTGTGTTGTAGCCCGTCTGTTGCGCGCCAGATGGCATCATAGCTGTGTTCGCCTTATCGACCACGCCTGTTAATTTGCTCTGACCCGGAAGCTGCAATCCAGCGGCAGGTAGGCCTATCGCGCTCGCGGCCATGCCGGGACCTTGTTCAACCGCCAGTTTTGCGAGGCCGGTTACATCGGAGCCGACGCCCTTCAAGGCGCCGACCGCAAAGTTTTTTACGTTATCGAGTGCTGATGTCTGAGGTGTGGCTGTGGGTGGAACGTACGGCGTGAAGCTGGGTGTCGCTCCCGTTGCATTTTGCGGAGCTGCGGGAGGAGCGTACGGGGTGAAGGCCATATTAGAGTTTGGTGTACGTCAGGGCGTTGAATTCGCTTGGGGCGACGTAGCCGATTTGGCCTGTTGAATTGAGCAAGACGGGGATCTGACCGGCCGGAGTGCCTGAAATCACGTGGTTGTAATCTGCCCCTTGCGCGGTAAGCGAGCTTTCCACGAAATCGGAATCGCTTAAGTTGCCCTTCGGTGTGCCGGTGCCCATGCTTGATGCGCCGTTGGGGTCGGTCTGTCCGCCTTGCGTGTAGTATTCGGAGACCTTGTTGCGTACACGGCCGCCGAGCTGGTCGATGGTCGCGTTGAATGTGGTGTTGCCGTATTTCAGATTGACGAGGCTGATGCCGAGTTGCGTCGTGAAGTCCGAACCGGCTGAACCGCCGAGAAGTTTACCTGCCTCATCGCCGGCAATGGTCGCAAGCTGTACGAGCTTCGCGGCGTTCGGGTCACTGGTGCCTGCGGCAAGTCCGATCTGGCCTCCATTGAGGATGGTGATGCTACCGCGAGGTACTTTATCCGAGAGGGCTTTAATCTGGTCGAGCGTATTTAAGACAGTATTGGAGTTGGCGATAAACGTCTGTGTGGCAGGACTCTTGAAGAACGCATACTGAGCGGCGGCGTTCGCCGGGGTCCATCCCGGGATGAGCGCCCTGATACGTGCGCCCGCCTGGTCGAGCTGTCCGGGATATTTGAATTTAGATAGAGAAGGTTGCCCCGTCTGCGCGTAGGCAAGGTCTGACGTGGTCAGCTTGTCGTAGGGATTAGATATCGTTCCAGTCGGCGGGATAGCAGGTGTAATCGTTTTTGTAGGTGCTGCTGTGCTCGCATCTGAAGGAAGTCCTGTACTTGCAGGCGTGGGAGTTTTCGGTTGTGAGCCTGTGCCCGCGACTTGCGGGCCGGCGCGTTGAACCACCTGTAAGGCTCCTGTGAGTGGGTCATGCGTAACTGAATCAGATACTTTCTGGTTCGCCTTCTGCGAATTCCAATCAGCAAGCGAGCCCGTGTAGCCGTCGTTCTGGACAGCGTATTGGTATTCTTTGAGCGCTGAGTCGGGTGTCGCTGTTCCTTGCTGTACCTGCGTGAGCGTGCCGTCTGCGCCGACGCGGTAGCTGTTATCGGTGAGCGGAATGCTTGTGAGGTTCGCCTTCTGGGCTGCGGCTGCGCTGTTCTTCGCGCTCACATATGAAGACACAAGGGCGTCAGGCGCAATTTGGTAGCTGCTGGCGATCGCCTTGATGTCGTCCGGCGACGCGGTTGTGAGGTCTATACCTGCTGCCAGCGCGCGCTGCGCCGCGTCGGTGGTGCGTGACGTTCGGCGTTGGTCCTGTGTTGAAAGGAAGCTGATGTAGTCGCTTGCGCTCTGCTGCTTGACCGCGTTCTTTGCGGCGATCTCTTGCTGCGCGAGAGCGTTCCCTTTGTCTGTTATGCTCGCAATTGCTGCTGCTTGCTCATCGCCTATGCCTGAATAGACGGCTTTGTTATCGTCCTCGACCTTTGTATTTGCTGCTGCTCCGAAGTCCGAACCAAGAAGGCCGCGGCGCGCTGATATCGCGGCATTGGAGCCGAGGTTATTATTTCCTACGATCTGGGCTTGTCGGAGCTTTTCCGCATACACGGAGTTCGTTGCGTCTATTTCCGCTTGCAATTGCTTGGTGACGTTATCGCGGATGGCCTGTTCATCGACCGGAGCCTGTGAAGCATCACGATAGACGCCGACTGCGGTGTTGATGGCTTGGTCGTCGGGCGTGAGGCTGCCGTACAGGTCTTTAATGGTGAGGGGTGACGGCGTGCCGGGCTGTGTTGTAGGAGTTGGTGTTGAGCCAGGTGTCGCAGTTGGGGTAGCGGGCGCATACGGTTGACCCGTCTTTGCATTAATGGTCGTGCCATTGTTGTCGTAGACCTGATCTGCCCCGATGTTGTAGATGCCAGCCATATCAAGCGAAGAGGGTGTTGGCTGCTATGAGAGATTCGCCGGTTGCTCCTACGGGCGATGTGCCAGGGCCGACAATTCCGATTAACCCGACTGTGTAGGGGGTTGCGCCTGAGCTTCCCGAGGAAGCGCCTACGTTGGTTCCGTTAGCAGCACCTGCGCCTCCTGTGACTGTGATGGTCCCGCTTGCGGCGGTGAGCGTGTTGTAGAGCACTAGGCACATACCGGCAGCGCCTCCTGCTCCCGCTCCACCGAAGGTCGTGTTGGTCGGTGCGGTTGCTGCGCCTCCCGCGACCGAAATACCGCTCGCGGTGGTGAAGTTGAGCGCGCCTGCGCATTCAATCACGAGGCAACCGCCGCCTCGGCCGCCTGTGCCCTGTGTAGAATTATTCGAGGCGTTCTGTGCACCACCGCCGCCGCCGCCACCTCCGACCCAGAGCTGTAAGCCGTACTTGATGAGTTCTTTAAACGTGGCAGTGATAAATGAGACAGGAGCAATAGCCGTAGGTTTTGCGGGGGCAGCGGCAGCCACGCCTGAAGTTGTGCCGCCGAGACCGCCTTTTGAAACGAATAGTGTGAAGGCGTTCGTATCGGCGGCTGTAGCCCCGGCTGAGGCTCCCGTCGCTCCCGCAACGCCTCCTGCGCCGCCCATGGCGGAGCAGTCGATCATGGGGGTTTGCGAAGAGGTGAGAGTGACTGCGCCCTGTGATTTGAGAATAACAACGGTGCCGTTCGCATTCGCATTGCTGAATGCGAGTTTCGCTGTGCCAGTTATTGAAACTGAGCTGTAGTTCTTGACGAGGACTGCCGCGCCTGCGCAGTCAACGGTCGTAGTGCCTGAGCTAATCGCAAGCGCGCCGTCAGATCCTGTACCGCCAAAGCGGACCAGTCCTGTGGTAACGCTGGCTCGGACGATGCTGCCGGTGCCGGTCGTATCTGCGTTATCGACTAGTTTATTCGAGCTGCTGACTGGCGTGCCAGATGTGCCCACGAGGGCATCGTTCTCATTCTGTGTTGGCACTCGTCCGTCGTTATCCCCCACAGCAATGGGAGATGTCGGACTTACAGGTGCGACGGACATCTTGCTAATGCCCTTGGTCGTGGTGGTCGCGTCCGGCGACCCTGCGATAGCGATGCCTTTGACGTACGCAACGGTCGCGAGCTTGTTGTCGTTGCCGGTCATGTCCGCAGTGCCGTCATAGGCAAGCGGTACCGCACTATTGAGCTGAGTTGTTCCTGCGATCAGGTCATTGATGTACTTGATGTGCGCGAAGTCCGTGAGTGTGACGGAAGAGCCAACGCGGTGCGTGCGTACACAGCCGGATGTCTCAACGCCTTGGCGGGAGAGCGATTTTATGTTGGTGAGCGACGTGCCCGAGAGGTCGCACGAAATATGCTCTTTCTGAGCGTTGTCTCCGTCGATAGCGAAAAAGTAATGCCCGGCAGGAAGTGCAATGTTGTCGTCGTCCGTTGCGCTTTGAAGCGTAACCGAGGTCGCGCCGACTGCCATGCCGGTAGCGAGGGATGTTGTAAAATCGGCAACGATCTTTCCGAGTAGAGTAGTCACAAAGGGTTCTGCCCCGTACGGGGATTATAGCATATGTAATTAATATGAAGGGCTAGGCTGGTCTGTGGATTGTCCGTCAAGGCTGACGTTTTGTTTCAAGCGGAAGCGCTTCGGCAGCTTGGTCTCGAAGGCCGTGATATTTTCGTCCGCCATCTGTTCGATGTCGATGTAGCCGATGCCCTTGGCGATGAACTTGATCTTGCGCTTGCGGAACTTCGGTGCCTTCAATTTCAATTCTAGAAAATACGGGAAGACGGTACTCGTTACGTCGCCGCCGACTTGCGGGCCTCCGATGATACTGACGCCGATCTCTTCCGGTTGCGTGTTGTCAACGTAGGAGCCGGTGCCTCGCACGGTCCCGACAAGCTGGAAACCTGCATCGTCATATGACACGTACACTTCGTAATATTGTGCGGGTTGGATGCGGCCTTTGAGACGAAGCTTACGAACCTTTTTGAGTCCGCGTGAAAGCGAGAGGATTTTTAGATTCCGCGTTTTCGGAATGAGTAGCTCTGCTTTGGATGCCCAGAAGTTACTAATGGCGAGTCCGTCATCATCGAAACCGCTGAAGAGCTGATAAACCGTCTGCGTGATTGACGAGCCGATGTAGAGGAGCCCTGCGTCGTTGGCGAACGTGCGGGCGTTGTAGGAGGTGATATCGACCGTGCCGTCTGTAAGGTCGCACAGGAGAATGGTGTCGTTGTTGGTCGCGTTGGCAGTTTTGCAGGCAATGACGATGTAGCGCTCGTAGGGGTCAATCGTGCAGTCGTCATACAGGTAATTGACGAATTTGAATTGCGGAAAAAGAATGAGAGGCTCGACATCCCCGCCGATAGGATTGCGCTGAAGGATGGTCAACTCGGGCTTCGCCGGGTTGGCAGTGTTCATAAAAACGATGCCTTTCGACATCGAGGTCGCGGCCATATGTGACGGGACGCCCATTGATCTGCGGTAGACGATGTTGTCGGCCGCTAAGTCAGTCGTATCGAGCGCGAGCTGGTAGCAGGATTGTGACTTGAGCGAATAGTAATTGCCGTCTTGGCCGATGACGACACGCTGAATAGCGTCGCCGCCTTCGTCCTGGGGAAACACGAAGCCCTCTCCTGCCAAGCGGGTGGCGGATTTGGTGAAATCCGTGATGCCCAGCGCATTTGAGTTCTCCCATTGGTAGGATGCTTTGATGTTGTTCGCGGAGTTTGCCGGGGCGACGGTGAAGGTGAGCGTCCATGCACCCGTCATGTAATTGATGGTGCCCGTGCCGCCTGCGGAGCCGGTGAGGACGCCCAGATAGTTATCGGTGAATGTCTCGCCGCCCGTGACCGCGATCGAGACACCGAAGCAATTGCGGTTGGTCGCGCCTTTGAAAGCGAGCGTGCCGCTGAACGCAAGCGTTGCGCCGTTACCTGTGCCAATTACTTCGTTAGCGACGGCGGTGTAGATCGTCGCGTCCTGGCGGTCGATGCGCGAGCCGTACAAGCCGGTTTTGTCTTCGTTACGATTCCAAAGGATCGTGCGTCCTCGGTCGATGAATGCGTAGCCCTTGAAGTTCTTGGTGCTGTCATACATCGCCATATAAGAAATCGGAAAGGCGTTGTGCATCTTGAAGATGCCATCTACTCCAAAAGCGAACGTGAACGTGCCGGCTAAGGAGGAGTAATTCGCAAAGGTGTAATCGGCTGTTGCGGTGAGGCCGGTTACAACGTCCGTCCATACGCTCGAACCATTAAGGTACTGGATCTTCGTGCCGATCTTGCGCCAGTGGACCTTCGTACCATCGACCTTGTAGCCGAAGGCCTCTCCTTGGACGGAACCGACCGTTCCTTCTGCACCGATACGCAAGCGGCCGGGGATGAGCTTGATACGGCCGTCCTGCGTGTACCAATTGTTCTCGTCTGATGCCGCGTCGTTCGGAATTAGCTCGTCATTGAGGAGATTGTGCACGCCCTTTGTGAACGCATCTATCTCATGGTCTGGCATATCAATTTGCGTTTAAATTGGCGTTCCACAGCCGCATGTCTGCGAGATATGAAGTGAACTTGGCGTTGTTCTCATCGGCGTATGACTGTGCTTTGGGGAAGCGAAGGATAATGTCGTCGTCAACCGCCATGCCGTGGTAGAGCATGTCGTGGAAGCGCGCGGGAAAACCGGGCGTACTGCTGGTCGTGAGCGTGTCGGCGTTGGCGAGGTAATCAAATTCGTAGGTGTCGGCCGTGGTCGGCTGGGCGGTGAAATAGAGGCGTCCATTCACGATATCGATGTAGGCGTATCCGCGTTGGTTGAGATATTGCCGTCTGTCGCTCCAATTGACGACTTGATACGGCGTATAGGAAGAGCCGATGAAGACGACTTTCTGAACAGCGTTGTTGTCGCCCGATACCGTGTTGTCGGTCGTCTGGTTATTTTCGATGAGTGAGGCGAAGGTGGCCGGAAGCGTCACATACGGTATAGATGTCGAAAGCGTTCCGCTGGCCTGCGCTTTGGCGAACTCCCACGGGCGATCCATCCATATCTTGTTGTAGATTTTCTGTAGAAGAGCCAACTCCTGTGCCGAGGACAGCTCCGTAGCGTCGTCAACGTAGGTCTCGAACGATGTGATGATAGCGGATGCGAGCATATGGCGGGGCTAATTTCCCCATCCCTGCCCCCGTTGAAGGGGCAAAGGGAGGAAGCTAGACGATGGCGACCTGTTTGTACCAGACGACTATCTTTGCCGTGCCCGCTGCCGTCCCCGGATTGGTGATTGCAGAAGCCGTGACAAGGTTTATCGAGGTTTCCTTCGTGATCGGCACCGCGACCGTGGAGAGCGGAACGAACATCTGAATGATGCTCGACGCGTTCTGCCACAGGGTCGTGGTAGCGATGAGGCCTGTGAGCGCCGCACCGCCGCCGCCGATGTTGAAGGTGGTGTTGCCGCCGCCCGTGTACGCCGCGACACTGAATGTGTACGAGACGATAGCGCGCTCGAATACGTTGACGTACCCGGTCGGAGCAGCCGGGACCACAATGAGACCCTGTGCATGGCTCAACGAGCCTGCAGTAGTCGCAATGATCTGCGCCGGGGTCAAAGACATCGTGAGGACTTCGGCAGCAGCGCCGGAACGCGACCAAACAGGAACCGCAACGGTACCTGTGTTCGTGTATTTGACGCCTGTCGAAAGGTCCGTGATGACTGCGCCAATCGCGAACGTGCTCGCAGTCGTAGGCAAGCCGGCCCCGATGGCACTGACAGAGCCTTCAACGAGATAGCCCAGGTCATTGTCGATGAAGCTGACGATGGTTGTTGCTGCAATTGAACGCATAATGTTTTAATTTATGCGATTAAGCAGCGATCCAGACATCGAGGAATTTCTTGGCGCCATCCGCGAAGGTTCTGAGACCTGCGAGGTAGGAACTAAAGACGTTCGTACCGCGACGGTCCGGTGTGACGCGCATGTCAACCGGCGAGAGATCTTGCACGACGAGGTCGATCGCACCCTTCTTACCGAAGTAAGCGTGGATGTAGTTGACCGACCACGAAGCGTTCGTTGCGGTTTCCGAGAGGACGAGACGGCCCGACCCGACACCCGTGAAGGTGACTGTGTGGGATGCGTCGGTCGCTGCCGTAAGGCCAGCGTCATCGGTGATCTTGGCTTGGTCGGCTGCCGAGAGGGCAACGCCGGTCGCTGTGGTCGTTCCCGGAGCGTTGATGAGCGTGACGATGTTCGCCATTGTGGCAGCTTCGGAGACGCCGCGCGTGATAGCGCCCGGTGTCGTACCGATTGTGGTCTTAAGCGTGAAGACGACACCGTTAATGGTGAAGGTCTCTCCATCGCCGTAGTCCGCTGTCGAGAGGAGCTTCGCCGTGCTCTTGAGCTTCTCTGACACGTACACCTGAGCGTTGCTGATGTCTCCCGTGTAGCCGTTCTGGAACACCGCTTTCACGATGTCGAACTGCTTGCCCAAGAGGTACTGCGCCACGTCGGATGCGGCGTAAGAGTCCACGACGAATACCAAATTCGTCTGTATCTGCTGGTTGGCTCCGCGACGGAGCTTGGCCGGCATGCGCGTCACCATCTGCGGCACCGTAGTGCTAGAGAGGGTGATGGGCGTCGTGTCTGATGCGAGTGTTGCGAGGTCGCCGTTGTTGAAGGTCTGGAAGGCGTTGGTGACTTCAGAGAAGACACGGCCGTCGAGGTCGAGGGCCACCTTAATGGCAACTTGTCCACCGATGACTTCGCCCGGGTTAAGCGGCCCGGTCTGTGTGACTTCGCCGTCAGAGATGTGGAAGACTGCTTCCTTTTCGAGGTTGACCGTCAACGTTTCGTTGCTGTCGGTGACCGTGTCGATGGTGGAAGCCGCGCCACGGGTGACCGTACGCACACGGACACCGGAGATGTCATATGCGAAGCGGGTGACCGTGCCGCCGAAGCGGAGGTCGGACTGGAAACGGGTGTTGGCGATCTTCTTCGCCACGAGGACTTTCTGGAAGACTTCCTCGTACGCGTTATCGAACGCGGTTTTGTAATTTGTGAGGCTCATATGGGGTCGTTAAATGTAACCCCCGTTCTTGCTAGAGATGTGCGGAGAGGCGATCAGTGAGGCCTTCGTTGTATTCCTTCTTCAGCTCGGGGTCGGCCATGATCTCTTTGAGATAGGCGGTGTCCTGGGCTGCTTTGGCAACGTCAACCTTGTCGGTCGTCTTACCGCCGCGTGGCGTCGTTGTCTCAAGAGTGCGCTTGCCACGGATGGCGCTCCCGTACGTTTCTTCGATGAGTTGTGCGAAGGTCTTGTTCTGGTTCGCAGCGTCGAGCGAGAGGGTCTTGATGACGTCCCGGTTCACTACCTCGGCGAACTCCGGCATTTCTGCCATTGCCTTGTCGAAATGTGAGCCGAAGACCTTTTCAATACGTTCTGCTCGTTCGCGAGCCTCTATCGGTTTCATCTTGGCAACGAGCTTCTCTTCCGCTTTGCGCTCGGCAGTCTTTTCGATTGCCGCCGCGAGCTTGTTGAGAAACTTCTTGTCGATGTTGTGCTCGTCCGCGATGGCGTCGATGTCTTCCGACACTTCGCCCGGCGTGGCACCATCCTCGATGGACTTCTGAAGAGCCTTCAAGTCCCTCTCAGCCTGTTTCCGTGCGGTTTTCTCTTTAAGAAATGCCGCTTCGGGTACGAGCTTCGGGTCGGGCTTCTCATCGGTCTCAAGAACTTTGCCGATAGTTTCCTTCTCCTCTTTCACTTCCTTGACCGGCTCGGGTTGGGTCTCGATGACCTTCTCCGGCTCTGCCTCGGGAGCCTCTATGGGTTTATCCATATGATTCACGTTGGTGTCGGTGTCGCACACCGCGTCCATTATTTCCCTTTCGGGCCAGCTAACGAGGCTGGAAAAAGTTTAGTAGGTCCTCCGACCTTTCCCGTTTGGGATAATCATACCATGATGCCGCAATGAAGCTTTCGCTCCGGCTGTGGATTACCAAGGTATCTCCCCCGCACCAGCGAACGGGGGGTGCTGGCGGGGGGAAGATACCTTGAAATCATTTTCGGATATTCAGAACATGTCGGGTGAACCGTACGGGCCACGACGAAGCCCAGAGCCGCCAATTGATAAGCAGGTTGCGAGTTAGGCTGTGTGTGATCCAATACTCGCGTTCAACGGCTCTGCGTTCAGCTTCGGTAATCATGATGTCAATTCGTTCAGGTACGCTTCGGCCAGGTCAAGGTTGGTCCCAGCGCGATTGAGCGAGCGGAGAAATTCAAGGCGCGCATCAATCCGCGCACCGAGCGAACGTAATTCAATCTCGGGAAGCGTTCTGTAGCCAGAAGCGAAGTCGTTGACCGCGGCTGCTATCTCCTTGGTGACGGCATCTATCAGGATTGCCCCAGCTTCCGATGAAGCGAAGCCTTTGAGAGCGGCGTAGATGTCGATGTCTTGGGCTACACCCTTCACGTCCTCGCGTGCTGCGAGGTCGGGGCTATCCTTGCTGATCCTGTTGAGGCGTTTGCTCATTTGAGTCTGGTGAGCTGATAATCGGGTCTACTGCTTTCTCAAATCCGAGCGTCTGCATGACGGTTGCTATCATGGCGTCGTTCTCTTCGATTGCCGCTTGAAGAGACGCGATCGCGGGCACTGCTTTCACCTCGAAGTCCTTGGCCTCCTTGTAAAGGTAGGCGGCTGCGAGCGTTTCGTTGCTCATGTCCTTCACTTCTGGATGGAAGTGTTCGATGTTGACCATCTCAGCACGGCGGATCTCCAAATTGCCTTCGGTCTCGCGCAAGGCTTTGCGGTTCCGCTCCTGCATCGCTTCGACTTCGGCGATGGTGAAGGTGGCGGTAATGCCAGCTTTCTCAATGACCGCCTGCTTGTAATCGTCGTTAGGCTCCAAGAGCCGGTACTGGTACTCCATTATCTATCGGTGCGGGTTGAGCTGATAAGCCAGCAACCGGCGCCCCGCCGCCCGGTTGTGGTTGAGGTGAAGGTGCCCCTGCTTGGGGCGGCATACTGGCCTGTTGCGCCGCTATCTTTTGCTGCATCTCGCGTACGGTGTTGGTCATGATAATAGGTTCAAGCGATTGAATGTAGGTGGCGATGCGCATGAACTGGTCGTGGTCCATGTCGTCTTCGTGGTCGATAAGGTAGTCCACAAACCGCTGCTTGTAGGCGAGGTTGGCGGCCTTGTTCGCCTTGGTCGGCTTGCCTTCTAACAAGCTCTCGATGTCCAACTCAGCCTCGCTGATTATTTCCGCATTGCCGTATTCGGACGTGTCGAGGAGTTGCTTGATGTCATCTTCCGTGAAGCCTGCGATCTTAGCTCCGGATTCGTATGCCTTTTTCGGGTTCTGTATCGCTGCGAACACTGGATTGGCTGCCGCACGGTCCAAGAAACCAAGTTTGTTTTGCACGTCGATACGTGACGCCTGCTCCTCGGCATCTGATGCTTCGACGTTGACGCCGAACTGGTCGTTCTTGTGGAAGATGTCGCGCCGGGTCACCTCCTCGGTCTCGATACCATCGGGACCGATCATGTCGATGGCAACCTTCTTGGTGAGGTTGTCGCGCACGCCGATCTCGTAGAGCTTGGCGAAGCGCTTATAGCCGAACGAGTAGGATTTGTTGAGAAGGCCGAAGCGGTCGGCGGCATTCGCCTGATTACCTTCATAAATGCCAACCTTCGCATCTGTCTTGGCTGCGCCCTCGGTGCCGGCGTTAACGCCCGTGGTCTTCTCCTGAATGCCCTCCAACAGCTCAAAAACGTCGATAGGCGTCTTTATCGACGGTGGGGTGAGCACCTGTACGGCCTTGTTTACGTCGATGTCGCCCTTGACCTTTATATAGCCATCTCGGCGATATTTTAGCTCGGCAAGGTTCTCCACCGCGTTTACGTTCACGACCTTCTGCGGTTTGTTGATCTGCTCGGCGTTGTCGAGCATCTGGTTGACCGATACGGCCTGTGCCATGAAAATCTCGCGGACGTAATCGCAATACGATGGTGTCCAAAATTCGGTGAGGTCAACGAATGCCGCCCAAGTCCAGAACGGCCATGCGCCGAGCGGGAAATCCTTTGTCGGGGTGAAGATGTCTTGCAAGCGCTCAACACGGATCGCGGTTCCGGCTCTTTCAGTAAGCAAAAGGTAGTAGCGCTCGCCTTCGTAGGTCGTGTACCACTCCCAAAATTTGTACTTGTCCGTGGTGATGCCGCTCTCTTTTTCCGTGCGCGTGATGTTGGTGTCGAGGGCGCGGTTGCGCTTGTTGGTCTCCTCTTGATTTAGCTCAATGGCGTTGCCGTCACCGTCGAGGAGGTTTGACACCTCGCTGCGGATGTAGAGGCCTTCCTTAAATCCGTCCTTGAGCTGCTTCTTGTCTTTGACGACACCGTAGCGCCCCATGAAGCGGGCACGCTCAAGGTCGAGACCACCGCCTGCCGGGTCAACGAGGAAGTCGTACACATCGACGTTGTCGAGGTGCGAGCAGTAGCCGTTATAGCTGTCGGCGTAGTAGGCGTAGATGGCGCGACCGTAAATGACAGCTTGTTTCTTTCCTGCGATGTCCTTGATGTCCCAATCACCGGACTGCTGGTCCACTTGGCGCAGCGCATTGAGGCGCTTCACGCGCTTCAATTGGCTCTCTTTGCGCTTTACGAATTTAAATACGAGCGGGTTGTCTATTTTGGAGAGAAGGGAGTGAACGAACTCCTGCATGCGTCCGAGGTCTACGTTAGCGCGGCTCTCAAGAGGAGCGTCTTTCTTGCCGTAGTAGAGGTCTTCGTTCTTCTGCCAGTTCTTGACCTTGCCCTGCTTGTAGCGGCGCGCGAAAATCAGCTCCTCAAGTGCTTGAGAGACTATCTTGTCTCGCTTGTCTTTTGAGATCGCCATTGAGAGCCCCCGCTCTACACTCGCACGTCTATCGTTCCTCCGTCGTCTGTGACCACGCGCTTGTAGCGCAGGCCGTTCTGTAGATATTCTTTGATGATGGTGCCTGGAGCCGCATCGGTCTTTTGGGACTGCGGCTTTGGAGTAGGTAAGCCGTCTTTGGGCTGTGTTCCCTCAATGACTTCCTCAACCGCCTGTTTTTTTACTGCCATAATTATGCGGCGGGGACGAATTTCTTCGTCGAGCCATCCGAGAGGAGGATGTCCACTTCGGTGTCTTCCGGCGCGACTACAGGCGCGGGAACAGCGGCAACTGCGGCTGTTACTGCTGCGTCTGTGTAGGATTGCGGGAAGAAGTCCTGTGTCGAGCCATCTTCCTGCGTGATTGTGATCTTCATATGTAAATTGCTAACGAGTAATGCGTGAATTGTATCACGCGAAGCGCAAGTCAGATGCCGATGTCTGGGTATAACGGTTCAGACTCCTCTGTCTCGTCCTCTTTCTCATCACTTATCCCTGCATTGTGCAGGTCGGCGATCGGGTAACTGACGGCATCCATTGCATGCGACCACGTATGAGCAGGCTCGCCTTTCGGATTACCGTCCTTATCCTCCGCCCACGCATAGTTCTCGTACGACTCCCACACGTTCTTGCTGCGTGACGTGACGAAGATCTTCTTGGTCGAAGTGACCTTAATTCTGAAATTAACACTGTCCCGACCCTTCGCAGCGCCGGTGACGTTGATGTTGTAACCGTTCTGTTCCGAAATGCTCTTCGGCTCGGCACTGTCTGCGACAGTTATGGCGTCCCCTGCCTTCTTTATTTCTCCCGCTAGATATTCGTTCGTCAGCTCTGTGCCATAAGCAATCTCGTCGATGACATATGCACCGTTCCAGTAGTAGACCGCTACGATACATGCAGGGTCAGGATACCAGCCGAAGTCTTCACCGAAACGCACAAGGCGCGCGCCTTCGGGAACGGAATCAATCTGCTGCCAGCCGGTGAATATCTTGCCGCGCTTCTGTTCGGGCGACAGTCCCTCGATGACTTGCCAGTAGTACGCCGGCTTGGTGACCTTGTAGTTTTGATATCGCTGTACCGTAGCGGGGTCGATATTGGGTTCGTTCTCCCGCCACGTACCGGAGATGTGGATTGCGTCCGTGATCTCTGGCTTCAACGAGGGGATGTAAAACCCTCGTGCTTCTGGATGTGGAGTGAGGTTAAAAAACTTCTTGATTATCCAATGATTCTTCGGCGGGGTGTTGAGCGAGAGAATGATGCGGATGCGCCCTTTGACGGTGCGGAGCGTGTCATCGAGTGTTCTAAATTCATCCTCTCCAATCTCTTCTGCTTCTTCGCCCCATACGAAGTTGTAGCCGGCAAGCGATTTGAGGCGTGCAGTCAATGAGCCGCTTGACGCGCGAAAACCATGAGCGCGAAGGCTATTGCGGCCGTACTCGATGAACATATCGTTGTCGACGATGTGGAATTGCTCTTGGGCCTCCTGCTCTCGAATACGGTCGATGATCTCGCTCCAGCATGAAGCACGGATATCTTCACGAACGGCGCGCATCAGAGCGCCGCGAGTATATTCCTTGCTTACGAGTTGGGAAACCGAATATCGGGAGGCTGTACCTGAGCGGCCATTACCGCGTCCTCCCATTACGAGGGCATAGCGCCAATCGTTTCGTTCCCACAGTGGCGTATGGCTGTCGTGGACCTCGAATGAAAGCGTCTCGTTCATCGACGCACTTTAATTTCAACACCCTTGATGTAGATGGGATTATCTTTGTCACCTGTGAGAGGCTGCGGCGCTTTCCCAAACAACTGGTCACCAAGCCACACGGCAAGGCGCATATCGCCCATGTAGGAATCAAGAATGAACTCGACGAACTTCTTGCGCTCTACATCGCTTACATAGTTGCGGAATTGAGGGACGGTGGTGCTGCCCTTCTTGCGTCCTGAACCCGGTCGTGCGCCGCCTTTAGCCATAGAAAATATAGAAAAATAATCAACTCACTTGTAGATTGTACCACATAGTGAAAGGGTGGACCCTGGGAGGCAGATGCTATGAACCATATTCCTCAAGCAAAGACGTGGTCCGGTAGGGTAGTGGCTGCTGTAGGCGCCGCGGTCCTAGTGACGGGTGGACTCGTGACAATTCGCGAGCACTTAGTCAGCTTATTCAAACCTGCTGTCGTGCAAGAGTCTCCTGTCGCGGAGAAACTTGTAGCGCCACTGACGTTTTCGATCAGGGATGCAAGGACATTTGGTCCCAACCGTATTACCCGGGAGCAGTTCACGCTCATTGTCGAGTTCGTAGTTGATAAAGACGGCGATGCATCAAGTCTGTGTACTGGACAGCTATCGATCGCCGACAGCGACTTCAAGCCGGGAAGAACGGTCGGCGATGGGAACCAAAACGTAGTTCAGTTAAAGCAAGGTCATGTTTCGAAGACGGCAACGCTAACCTTCTATGTGGATACTGTTCAGTATGCCGATGCCGCGCAGTTCAGGCTGTACTGCGGTGAGATGTCTTCAGCATGGGTTGATCTGAGCGTCCGTCCTCTGCCGCGTCTATAAGGAATGGCGCGGTCATAAAGTTTAGACTTAATCTACCACCAGATTATACCACGCAAAAAGCCAAGCGACGCGGAAGGGGCGACGACCGCGCACGCTTGGCCCTTGGAGGTCCCAATGAGGGGACGTGAAAGGAACGTTTTTCGGCCGATCGCGTTCCTGATTTCGGATTAAAAAATGTGGTGCGTCGATGTATCCGTGGCCGGTCGATGATGTGATGAACGAAGCGCTTGAGATCGCCATGAACTATCTGTCGCGCACGGGCAAAGCGGTTAAATTCATGGCCGTCCAGAACCTAGCTGTCGAGGCGATCATTGCCGCGTGGCAAGGCGGCGTGAGGCATAAGATAAGGCTGGCGAACTGCGCCATACGAGCGGTTGAGAGGAGCGCCGCGGAACCTGCACAAGTTCCCTCCGTTTATCCGCGGGTCATGTAACAGGAACGAATCATAACCCAGCGGTTTGAACGTCGTCGATTGAACGAGCAACAACGTACATCCCGCCGTTCAGGATGATGTCGCGGCCAAGCTCTTCCTGCTCCGGTGACAACCGCCCTACCTCACTCTTCACCTCGATGCCGTAGAATTTGCCGCTCTTGATGAGGCATATATCCGGCCAGCCCTTGCGCGTGTACTTGGGAAGCGCGCGGAATGCGCCTCGCGTCTTGTCGTAGATCGGGGCGTTATTGGTGCGGGAGAAGAGATAACCCTTGAGGACAAGGTAGTCGCAGATCGCGGCTTGAACATCGGTCTCCTTCATATCTTCTCTTGAAGAAGAGATTGTATCACACAACCAAGCTGCTATCGTCGGTTGTGGGGAGATAACAGTTGGGGGGAATTAATGTTGTTTTATCGCATTGTCATGCTGTGTCTCGCACCATGTGTCGCTTATGATTGGTTCACATCATTTTTGGGTGCGGCCGCCATCTTCAACATCAGCGAAAAATCGCCAGGTTATTTTTGGGGCATTCCAATCGCATTATCGTTCGGTGCCGTCGGAATGAATTTTGTCACTACGGACGTAATGGCCAAAGATGGCGGCGCGCCCGGCTTTATGAGAATATTTTGGTTTATCTGCCTGATATACGATGCGTTTACGACCTTTATAGGATTGACCCAAGTAAAAGTTGGCGAGGGGTTGTTTGCGATCAGAACAATTGATCCGTTGGTGATTATGAAGCAGCTAACGCCTATGGAGGCGGTCGCGTTTATTGTGGGAACGATGGTTTTTGTTGTCAGTCCAATGGCGTCCTGGTGGCTTTGGAAACAGCCTCACCCGGTTAATCCCATACCAAAGTAAGAGCGCTCCCACCTATCAACGCTGCGAGAGGTTCACCACAAGCGCCACAAGCGACTGGCGAAGGCGCTGGTTGCTGATCTTATTGAACGCTTCCGCAAGCTTGAACGCATCGGGGCGACGGAGCAGCTGTAGCGGCGGATGAGTTTGCCCGGGCATTTTCGCCCCGTCGTAGAAAGCCGCGATGGGTGCTTTGAGGAGGTTGGCGATGATGAGCAGCCGGCCGGCTCCTATGCGGTTCGTCCCCTTCTCGTACTTCTGAACCTGCTGGAAGGTCACGCCGAGATGCTTGCCCATGTTGATCTGTGACATGTGAGCCGCCTGCCTGAGGAGCCGCATATTGGCTCCAACAAGCACGTCATTCGGGTGGGGAGCCATTGTCTGCAACCTCCGTGGAGTCTGCATTAAAAGCATAAATCTTGATTTGTGACGGGTCTGTAAAGGCTTGAAATCGCTTGGTATTTGATAAACTACCTGTGTGAGTTCCACAGTTGAAACACAACCCCTTTTGCGGCCTAAAAGCTCGCCATTTCGTATTTTCCTACTATCGCCGCAACCGGCACTTGCAGAAATCAAGATATTTGCCGGGCTATGAACCTCTACGGCTACGCTCGGGTCAGTACCAATGGACAGGCGCTCGACGCTCAAGTGACGCAGCTTGAAGCGGCCGGGTGCGCCCGCATCTTTCGTGAAAAGGTCAGCGGCGCAAAGACAGACCGGGCAGAGCTAAAGAAGCTGCTGCGGACGCTGCGGGTCGGGGATCTGGTGCTGGTGACGCGTCTAGACCGCCTCGCCCGCTCCACGCGTGACCTTCTCAACATCCTCGCTCTGGTAAGCGACAAGAGCGCAGGCTTCCGCTCCCTAAGCGATGTGTGGGCAGACACGACGACGGCGCACGGCAGGCTGATGCTGACGATATTAGGCGGGCTAGCTGAGTTCGAGCGCGAGCTGATTAAGTCCAGGACGGCAGAAGGACGCGCGCGGGCTGTCGCTATGGGTGTCCGTCTCGGTCGGCGCCCTAAGCTAGATGAGGAGCAACGCAAGGCTGCTTGTGGGCGCAAGCAGGCGGGTGAGGACGTGGCGTCGATCGCGCGGGACTACAAGGTGTCGGATTCTACGATATCGAGGATTATCTGTGAGTAATTGGTTGTACATTCCTCTTAATGCGCGCTAAGGTCGCTTCCATTAATTTGGAGGGTTTTATTATGAAAGCAGCTCTTGTGGCGGTTGCATTTTTGTCTGTTATGAGTACGGCAGCACAGGCAGTTAGCATGTTTTCTTGTTTCCCGATTGGTCCAGTTGTTTGCCAATGGTCCGACTTTGTTACCAACAAAAGTGGTATATGCAGTCCGCACTACGGCCACCCGGGCGAGTTTTGCTCTTGCCCCGCGGTGGTGGGCAGCGAAATTAAAGACGGAAAAAGCCGCCTCGTATTTGGAAATAAATTTGGGTTCACTGTTTGTCGTCCGTGACGCTGGCTGATAAAAAAAAGCCCCGCGCATTTGGCGGGGCATCGCACTGGTGGGAGCGCAGCATCCCATTGAAGCAAGCAACGCTGCGGCAAGGCTCCAGACGTAGCCCGTAAACGGCGCTTGTATTGCTCAAGCGGTCATCCGTTAGCGTCATGATGGCTGGCGATAGGTGCGGTTAACCTATGTTAACCGATAACCGTGGCTCTACGACTGCTTCTTTCGGCGTGGGACTGTCACTTCTTGCACTAGCTCACGCGCAATCATCATGCACACGCTCATGGCTGAGCCGTATGGTCCCTTCGGACTCTCACGGCTAAAGAACGGTGCACGCCAGTAGTACCAGTAGCTTCCTCGCTTCTCGACGTTGTAGGCGGGAAGAGAGATGACGTTTGAGGCTTTGTCCATGCGTGCCTCCGTTGTGCAAGCGGCCTCGGACATTTCCGGAGTCGCACAGCAGAACGGAGGGGGCTGAGCTGATTATAGCGCGGATGCGGCGGGAGTAGGGGCGCAGCTAACGACCAAAAGTCGCAAGCGAATAAACAACAACTTTAGGTACAAAGCTGTTAAGGTGTCACTTTAGGCTCCTTGGAGATGAAAAATGTTGTATCCTTTATCGCCTACACGGCTCTGCGCCAGCCTCGTCATTTTGTTTCTGATGAGCAATGCGGCGGAAGCGCAAATTACCTCTCCGTGCGCGAGACATACAGTTACGACCTATCCCTTATCATCCGAACTGAACCATGTATCTCACTGCGTCGCGGCACTGGCATGCCCTGGGCAACTCGTCGAGGTCGAAATCAAACGGATCGAGCGGGACGGCGGGGAGATAAACCAATGGCTGGTGAGTAGTTATAACGTCAGCGCCACGTACACGCCGGGGCAACAGGATATGATCATTCAAAGCGCCAAAGGCCTTGCCGCCCTTCACAAACCGGCGTCAAAATACATTGTTAATATAGTTTTTTATTGGACAACAATACCTGATTTGGGACCTCCAAATTATTTCGTCGGCGCAAATATCACTTACGGCAAATGTCGGGCGCAGCGACCAGGGTGATGTACTCGTCTCCGAGCATCAATGTGATCGACCGCTGCCCGGCAAACATTCCGATGCGCCAGTAGAAAAGGCAATCGGCGTACTCGAACACTCCCTCGCTGTGGTCATCCATCGTGAAGTGCGCCGCCTGGCTCATGCGGTAGAGCGCCCGGCCGCGCATTTGAGGCGGGAGCGCGTAGACCGACGGCGACATGAGAACGATGCCGCCGATAAATTCCGAACGGAGCAGGTCGTTGACGCGGATGGCTGTCGCTTGGTCCATCCCGATTCTGTAGCGAGAGGATGTGAGGCTGTAACCGTTGGCTATGGCTTCCGATGAAGCGGTCTGGTGCAGTATGTGCCGCTATGCGGGATTAAATATTTTTGTACGGTTCATGCGCTTTGCCGAAACCTCCTTTCGGATAGTTCGGTTGTTTGCGCCGTACGTTGTACGCCTTCCTTTTATCGGAATGGCTTTTGTTGGCGTGTTGACCTCGTCCCATATGGGCATATTCTACCATAAAAAAGCCGCCCTTTTCAGAGCGGCAGTTGGGGAGAACTACGCTGTTCGCTTCGGTATGGCGACCACGTTAGAGACTGGCAGTTGCCATTTGGACGGGAGCTTTTCGATTTCCGTCAGGCCGATGTAGCCGACCAATGTTCCATCTTCGAGACGAATAGGAACGGCGATGGTGCCGCGCATCAGTCCTTTGCCCGCGTAGCCGATTCCGAGAGCTTGTGCGGTTTCGGCGTCGAACCCGAGCACCTGCACCGCGTCGTGGGAATGCTCCAAGTAGTCTAGCGGCTTCATGCCGCCTGCTGTCGCCGCCTGCGGTTTCGGCGCTTCTTCCTGCTTCGGCGTTGCGATGCGGAAATGTTCTGCGAGTTCTTGCGCCGCCTCTCGTTGGCTTACTCCTCGGATGTGAGCAACGAGCGAAATTTGGTCACCGCCCTTGCCTTCCGAAAAGCAATAATAGGAGGACTTCGATACGTTCACAGCCAGTGCCCGTTCTCCACCGTTGCGGCAAGAGGGACATGCCGAGCGGAGTTGGTCGTTGCCCTTCATTCGAAGGTCGAGCATTTGGACGCACAGAGCGATACTCACCTTTTCCTTAAGCTGGGCGAAGTCGATGAAATCTTTGCCGGCCATGGCGTTCTCCTTTCATGTTTGTGAGAGCTGGCCGTTGTTCATTGTACCGCATGGTAAGATGAAGCCAGGACTTCGAACGTGGAGCGCGCTCTGGTGGGGTGGTTGGACTCATCTCCTGCCTATACCGCCAAGTGCGCCCCGCGTTCGATTCAAATGTACATTCGCGGGAGAAAGCGAGCATGCAATGAGTACGGATACGGACACGCGCCCTGTGCGGCGTGGTCAACAGCAGAACGAGCCACGGCCCATCGCATTTTATGTGCGAGCCAAAACGGGTCCCGGCCCGCGTGACTGGTCGCCAGTCGGCGTTTGTTTTGCCCGGAAGAACAATGCTCCGGGTTTTACAATCAAGCTCAACACGCTTCCGATCACCGGCTGGAACGGAGCGATGGTTCTCGTTCCCCCGTTCGCGGACGACGACGAACCTATCGACGAATAGAACTTCGTCACCTGGGCGGCCTCGCGGTCGCCCTCATTTTTTATGGTAGAATGAGTGGAATTGGTCTTTGAAAATTGGGCGGCAAACTAAAAACAAAAGAAGCACATATGCAAATCAACATTAGGTTGCCGAGGCCTGTAGATATAGAAAATGACAGCTACGAAGGAGTTAAGAGCTTCCTTAAGCAGCTCGAACTCGCCGTGCACCATGCACAAAAATCTCTTCAAGAGATGGCAAACATGGAGAAGGAGCGCGGAAATAGTGAACCAACATTCGGTGTCTTATACCGTCCTCTAAATGTAGAAGACTCTTCGACTGGAGTACGAGCTGACCTAGGGGAACATCCATCATCAGATGATGTCGAAATTGAAGTCTACACGATGTAATTAAAAACCGCCGCCCAATTTTCAGAGAGGCAATTACTTTGCTCCCAACTCCGCAAGAATATCAAGCGGCGGATGCCCTACCCGTTGCCACGGCTCTGTCAGCATGAAGCCCGTAGGCTTCGGGAAATGGTCGATGGATGCGAACTCGCGGACAAATTTGAATGCGATGTGCTTCGAGCCTTCGCCGGCCGTGCGGTCTTCTAAAAGAAGCATCATTTGTTTCATGACGTACTCGCTTGTTGTGACAAACAGAGTGACGGGGGTGGGAATGCCGAGTAGCCGCTGGTAAGTGCGGTGCTTGTGCAGTTCAAGCGCGGCAATAATTTTTTCATTGTGAGTCTGCCGACCAGCTACTTTTCCAGGATTGTTGTCTTCTGTATTGCGATCGACCTCGATGCCGGCGATGAACAGGCGGGCTGTCTTGCCACCTTCGGGCGTGTACGCGATTGCGAACGGCTTGGTGTCGTGGACGATGTTTCGGTCAACCTCGACTAGCCTGTTATAGGGGTGCGGGGTTCGGTAATTGAATTGCGCGGGAAAATGAAAGGGTGTCGGCGAGCGTTTCGTCTCAAGCGGGCAGGACGGATGCGCGAGGATATCGCGGTAGGCAACCAGCGAGAGGCCAGGTGTATCCTTCACGCCGATAGCGAACGAGGCTTCCGTGATGCAGCGCGCGGACTTGTGCTTGATATGGTCATTACCGCGTGCAATGGGCCAGTACAGTCCCGCTTCAGCGAGCATCTGTTCGCCGCGCTCCGTGAGTGAGTAAATTGCCGCACGTGAGCGTGCGCGGTCGGATTGCCATGAACTAGGCGGACATTCGATAACGCCGGCCTCATGTCTGAGGTCGGTGAGTCGGCGGAAAAAGTGGCCGCGCGGCGTTCCTTTCGGCGTGTAGGTAATGCGTGCGCCGAGCATGATGGCCATGTACACGCTCGGCAGGCACTCATAGGTCTGCAACAGGTCAAGAATGCGAAGGGTAAGCGGCGTTTTATAAATGATCCCCCCACGCGGGGTGTTGTCGGTGCGTGAATATCCCTTTGGTGTTTTCTTCAACATATAGCTGAATGCGGCCGCGTTCGCCTTCTGTCAACGTTGACAGTGAGGAGCTGCGGGTAATGGCGATGAAGTATGAAGCGCGATGAGGCGCGCAATAATTATACCATCGCTACCACTTGGTTGAGACGATAGAACCATCATCCTCGGGAGGTTTTGGCGAGCGTGCGGGCTTTGATGTTTTGGGCTGGGACGGAACGGTCGCAGGCGGCGACTGGAAGGTCGGCGGCAACGGCTTTGAGGGCAACTCTTGGAGCGATAGCCGCTCGGCGTTGGCGCGCAACATCCTTCCGAGCGCTTCCCTGCTCATCTGCGGCTGCCGATCAATCTCGCCGAACGGCGCGGAATGGACGAAGGGATGCTGTGTGAAGCCTCGGACAAAGCAGGCAAAGCGGGCTTCTGTCGATGTCTTACTCTGCGCGGTGAGGAATGACGGTTCGCAACGGAGATCCCGCGCGACATAGGAGAGGTCTACCCCCTCGGGGCTTGAGGCGTATTTGATGGTGGTGTTGGTCGAGACGGCCGAGCGTATTTTTTCCGTCATCCCCGACCCGTGCATCTCCTGATGGGCCATTGTGACAGCAAGATTGTACTCTCGGGCGAGCCGCAACAGCTCTGGCGTCTTTTCCTCGTCGGCGAACTCCTGAAATTCGTCAATGATGAGATGAGCCTGATGCCATTCGTTTCGGGGAAGCGTGAAGCGGGCATAGGCGGCATTGAGCGTAAGGGAGATCATGTAACGCCCGAGGAGCTGCGAGGCGTCTGAACCCAGTGTGTTCATGCCGGTGTTGACCAGCACGATTGATTTGTTCTGCAAGCAGTCGAGCATATCAAGCTTGCGTTCCCTCGCCTCGAACATGCGGACAAATTCCGGGTGTTGCAACACGCCGTAGATGCGGGCTTTTATTTGCTGGCGCGTCTCCTTGTAGTTGGAGCTGAAGAACTCGTTGCGGAAGAAACGCTCCGAAGTTACGTCCAGGCGACCGATGAACGGGGCAAAACGGCACTGGGAATACGGCTGACCCTTGGGGTCATCCGTGCGCGTCGGGTCGTCCATCAAGTCTATGAGCGTGTGGATGTTCGATTCCATCCCGAACATGAGCCGGACTGCAAAGCCGAACGGTGTGGTCTGCTTGTCGGTGAGTTTGGAGCCGGTGCTTGAGAAAATGAAAGCGAACGTGCTTATCGCTTGGTTCTCGACGCGCCGCCGCTGCTCGACCGACCATATTTGATTCCAGCGCGATGCGGCGTGGAACATATTGAGCGCAGGCGGCGGGTCATAGGTGGGGTCTATGACAACAAGGCGGTCTTTGAGACGGCCGGTATCAGGATTGAAAACGTCGAGCGATTGCAGCCGCTCGACCATCAAGCCCTTCGGGTCGATGATGACCATGCCGGGCGGGTCGTCCTTCGCCAAGTCTGCGAGGATCAATTGCTGGAGTAGCGTCGTTTTTCCTGAGCCGCTTGGGCCAAGAATGTGCGTGTGCTCTTGGCGGAAATGGTCGGGAATGGGACGCGCTGTGATGAGTTCAAGCTGCGCAACGCGCTCCTGTTCAAGTATTGCCTCCTCCTCCTTCCGTGCTCGATGTTCCTGCTGGTGATGAGCATAGCAGATATCACTCATTTCTCGGACAGCATGAGTGATAGCCGCAGACCTTCGGCGCGCCCAATCATCTTCGAAGTGCGTAACAATGCGTTGCTGCGTTTCGTCCCACTCCTTCAACTCTGCGAGTTCTTCATTCGAGTAGAGGCGACCGTCGGGGAAAAAGCGGCGGCGGGCGGCGCGATAATCATCAATCAATGACTTGTATGACCGGTCATCCCCTATCGTCTTTCCCAGCGCCAGCTCCGCGGGCATGTGACGGTTCAACTCGCTTTCCATGCAAGTGTCGGAGCAGAAAAAGAACAGCTCCCACGATGCCATCTTGCCTTCGAGCGTGAGGCCGTACTGCGACTCAAATATGCGAGGTGGGCCGCCGCAATGAGCACATCTGTCGGGCTTGAAGCGCATTAGAGGTCAAACGACTCTTTGTTTCCGGTCGTTTTATTGCCGTCTATAAAATCTTTCAGAGCTTTTATGTGCTCGCGTGCTTCCGTGGCAAAATTCTTTGCTCCGAGAGGGGTTGGGAAGGGCGGTTCGATACCTTTACACAACCTGCGCACATCATATTTGTGCGTCTCGCTCATTATTTCTCGATCCCGTTCGGTAGCTGACTTCCAGTAGGGATTTGGGTGATTTATAACTACGTACTTCCATAAATCCCGCTGTTGCACGATTTCATTTTCTTCGGGAGAAAGGGTTACGCGTAACTTGACCACAAATCGTCGAACCCCACTAAATAACCCGCCGCCTGCTGTCGTATGCTCGATCTCGACGTGCATGGAGAATCCCCTCTATGAAAAAGGGGCGCGGCTTGGACCCCGCGCCCCTGCTCCTATTGAGCATTCCAGTCTTCAGTCACGTTCAGGCCGTGTTTTTCGAAGTAGGCCAGCACATCTGCCACCCGCCAGACACGGCGAGAGTTATGGTGGCCCCCGAGCTTGAAGCTCTTAGGATACCTGCCATCGTGCTCTCCTCGATCTGTTTCGGCTCTGCAAAACGGCCAGCCCATCAATCGCAGTTTTTTCCAGTCCACTACTAGAGGCTTGATTGACATTACAATGCTCCGTCGTCGGAGCGTTGCAACGCCACCAGTTTCCACTAGCGAGCGGCCGATGGCCGCAGTGAGAGACTATGAGGAGTCTTACTCTGCCGCAAGCTGCACATAGCTCTCCATAGCGCCTACAGAGGCCAAAATAACCCCTAGGCGCTGCTCCCACTTGGCAAGGGCTTCCCGCTTTTCCGGCAGGTAGTCATAGCGGTCATAGATTTCATCAAGTTCGGTCTTACCGCCGCCCGTCACGTGATTGAGCAGGATTTCGCAAACCTCTCTTGATACGCGAAGCTTCGCCATATTCGACCGGAACGTGCGCCGCAAGTCTCGCACCTGCCAGTCTGAAACACCCGAAGCCTTGTCGAGTTCTTTCTTAAGCTTGCCCCACGAGCCGTCATTGAAGTGGCTGTACGGCCCGACGTTGCCCGGAAAGTAGTAGTCCCCTTCTTCGGGCTGCTCGTCGAGGATTGCCCGCGCCATCGGCAGCAGCGGGATTGAGTGCGAGCGGCCGTTCTTGGTGAACTTACCGGGGATGGTCAGTAAGTCCTCATCAACCCATGTGCGCCTAATGCGGGCGGTCTCGCCGTTGCGGGTGCCCCACAGGATGAGCAGTCGTATCATCGCGCCGAACTGGCCCTCGCAGGCGCGCCAGATTTTCGCGAGTTCCTTATCGGTCATAACGCGGTCGCCCTTCCTGTCCTCTCCTGGGGGCGCGTAGCCCTCAAGCGGGCTGTGCTTGATGTACCGATGCGGCGGTCGGGTACACCATCGGAAGAATGTTCGGTGAGCGCGGAAGGCGTGAAGCTGCTCGCTCGGGACGCGGGCGAGCGTGTCGAACTGGCGTTTGAGGTCGTCGTCGGTGATATCCGGGAGCGGTCTCTTTTGCAGCTCTGGAAACTTGCCCAAGAGCCGTTCAGCCTCGGACTTGCTGCGCGGTTTCTTGCCCTTGTAGTTCTCCTCCAAAAAGAGAGGGACAGCAGTCTCGAAGGTGAGGCTCGTGGCCTTCGGAGCGTAGGGGCTTCCCAAAGCGATGAGAGCCTGCTTGCGGGCATCCGCGAGCGGGAGGTCGGGGTAATGCCCCAGCTTCAATTTGGTGCTGTGTATGCCCTTGAGAACGATCCACGTGCGGCGATGGGTGCCGACGCGCAGGCCGAATGCCGGCGTCTTGGTATCAAAGTACGTGCCCGGTTTGAGGCTGCGGACTGACAGATCGGTGAAGGCTACCTTCGGCAT